TTGTGCTTGAGAGGGGAGGTGGATCCCTTATGGAAGTTCTCTAGGTGGGGAGACGGTTTCAGATAAGTATGAAGTGCCTTTAATGGAGTTGGCGAGTTATCCACACACAAATGTTGAGTTTGTTGGTTCGAGGGTAATAGAGGTCCACCTGCGTAAGAATCCAGACTTCCAATATGAGAACTCATGGGCCGTACCAGTTTGGAAAGGTGAGCCGGTAGATAGTAGTCAACGATTTATTTCAGCTCCTGATTATAATAGAATAGGGTTTTATGTTAACAATAAGTAGACCGGATATTGATTCGGACGCAATCACAGACTTTCCTGCTACTACTAGGTTTATTAAATTACCTATTGTAAACTACCTGAAATTGTTGCCAGCCGTAGACCCTGTAACTAAGGAGACCTCTACAGCTTGGGATCAGATTAACCGCGCACAGATTGCCCTAATTAATGCAGTTAATAATCCTAGTTATAGGTTTATCTGTGCTGCGCTAGCTAGGCGTCTTGGAAAGACCTATATTGCAAATGTAATTGGGCAACTAACTATGCTAGTGCCTGGATGTAATATTTTAATTATATCGCCAAACTATAACCTGTCCTCAATTTCATTTGAGTTACAGCGGCATCTTATCAGAGCCTTTGATCTTGAGATGGAACGTGACAATGTTAAAGACCGAGTGTTGGAGTTAAAAAATGGAAGTACTATTAGGCTTGGTAGCTTATCTACTGTGGATTCAAGTGTTGGTAGAAGTTATGATCTCATCATCTTCGACGAGGCTGCTCTTGGCGATGGTGGAGAGGAGGCTTTTAATATTGCCCTTCGTCCTACACTAGATAAGCCTGGTTCTAAGGCAATCTTTATATCTACTCCTCGTGGTCGTGGAAACTGGTTTTCAAGATTCTTTGACCGAGGGTTCTCTAGTAGCTTTCCTGAATGGGTTTCTATTACTGCTGACTATACTGAGAATCATAGAATGAGTTCTAGTGATGTAATGGAAGCAAAGTCAGTAATGTCAAAAGCTGAATTTGAACAAGAGTACATGGCCTCATTTTCAGTATATGAGGGACAGATCTTTGAATTAGATAAAGACCTAGTAATGGAGTATGTAGCCAGAGACGGTGATGAAGTAATTGCCGGGCTTGACCCTGGATATAAAGACCCTACCGCCTTTGCGGTAATTGTATACTCACCTGTGGATGATACCTATCATATTACTGATGAGTATCAGGAAGCACAGGCTACAACTGCAGGTCATGTTGAAAGACTACGTGAACTAGTTGATAAGTGGTCAATTGAGACAACCTTTATTGACTCGGCTGCTGCACAGTTTGCAGCGGACTTAGCCTACACTTATGATATCGCTACTATTAAAGCAAAAAAGTCTGTACTAGACGGCATTGCCTTAGTACAGACTTTAGTTGAGCAAAATCGCATTCGGGTAGCGCCTCACTGTGAGCATACCCTATTTATGTTTGACCAATATCGCTGGGATTCAAGAGATTCGGTAAAATCAGAGAAACCTGAGCATGGTATGGCTTCGCACATGGCTGATGCTATAAGATATGCAATCTATACATATACTATAGGTGGTTAAAGAGCCTTTGATACCAGTTTCGGGTTAGTAGCCGTTTAATTGCAAGATCGGCTATCTCTACCCTATCTTCTAGTACTTTAAGCTGATCTTGGTAGTATAACACTAAGTCAACATTTTCATCTTTGCCCTCCTGCAACTCTACTTCAGCAGCAATCTGCATATACTCTTTATTGTAGGTATCTTGAAGTTCTTTTAACTTTAGTTCTAAGGAAGCCTTCTCACCCGTTAGATCAATAGCTACCTCCATTAAGTCTATAGGAGAGGCTTTTATTAAGTCTTTTTGCGATAATAAGAAATCATAGTTAATTGTTAAGTCTGGTTCAGGTGCTGACGTATTTAAGCAGCCTGGAAACTGTTTTTGATCCCAAATAAAGTAATTTTCAAAAGTATCTAAAAAATCTTTGTGGCACTCAACCAGTATTATACCCATAGGCATTCCATAGAGATTATAGGCATTTTGCATTTTTTCTGCTGCTTTACCTTTAACAAACTTATCTCTATGCTGCTTCCAACGGGTTTCAATATCCTGTGACTGGCCTATATAGAACGCCTCGTCTTTAAAATTCAGTAAGTATATTCCTGTAGTCAATATGTTTCTCCTTTAGTAATATTATAACATAGGGATATCTTATCAGCAAGTATAAATTTAGGGCATGTGGGCACAAAAAATTTGAATATTGACACTTCGCTGCATCCATGGTACAATAGGGGCAATACTAAAACGTGCATATAAAATATGGCCAAAAATACCGAGAATAAACGTATCGCCGTTAAACACGTAAGAGATAAAGCAAAAGCAGCCTACGACAAACAAGACCACTGCTATATATGTGGTACTCAAGATGACTTAGAGCTGCATCACTTTCATTCAATTACAATCCTGCTAGAAAGTTGGGCTACCAGAAAACATTACGATATTTCAACTGATGCTGGAATACTAGAAGTTAGGGACGAGTTTATTGCTGAACATCATGATGAGCTCTATAAGCAAGTCAGGACTTTATGTAATAAGCACCATGTCTCCTTACATCGAATATTCGGAAAAGCTCCTCCACCTGGTTCAGCTGAGCGTCAAGCACGCTGGGTTGATATTCAGAAGGATAAAGCAGCCGGTAAAGAAGTAGCTAAGGGTTCATCTGTAGTAGGCTCATATTTTAGCCAATTTACATAGGAATCCGTATGGCATGGTACAATTCGGCAGCAAGTTGGTTTCGTGAGAAACTTAATCCTGCACAAGAAATTATCCTTCGACAAGAAGGTGTCATTGTAGGCTCAGACGCTTCAGTCGGCTATAAGAACTCATTTAAGAAACTAGAGACAGTAAACCGCGGTACAAATATGATTGTATCAGGTTGCTCTAGTTTAGACTTCGATATTAAAGATAAGATTGCATCTGATGTTAAAGCAGGGATGCGCCAGAAAACACTCTATAATTTACTAAATTATAGACCTAATCCTTATCAATCAATCCAAGATTTCAGAGAGAGCATCTTTACAGATTTTATCCTAGAAGGTAATATCTTTATCTACTTTGATGGTGCTTTTATGTATCATTTGCCAGCAGCAAATGTACAGATTTTACCCGACCCTAAAACGTTTATTGCTGGATATAAGTATAATAATACACAGGATTTTAAACCTGATGAAATTATACACATTCGTGATATTTGCAGCAGCTCTATCTATCGTGGTAGTTCAAGGTTAATGGCAGCTAATAGGTCTATTGAGATCCTATATAAAATGCACGCATTTCAAGAAACTTTCTTTGATAATGGTGCAGTACCTGGAATGGTATTAACTACAGATAATACTCTAAGTCAAGTCGCAAAACAAAAAACAATTCAAAACTGGATTACAGGTTATAGCCCAAAAAATGGTGCTAGAAAGCCAATGATTTTAGATTCAGGTCTTAAACCTAGTAATCTATTAAATGCCAGTTTCCAAGATATGGATTTTGATACCTCTATCAAATCCCATGATATTAAAATATTAAAAGCACTTGGAGTGCCTAGCTTATTACTAGATGGTGGCAATAATGCTAACATCTCTCCTAATATGCGCTTATTTTATTTAGAAACAATTATGCCTATCATTCGTAAGTATACTTCAGCAATGGAGAGATATTTCGGATATGATATAGAAGCTATTACTAGTAATGTTTCGGCCCTTCAGCCAGACTTAAAAGATATAGCTGCGTATAATGTAAGCCTAGTTAATGGTGGAATTATTTCCGCTAATGAAGCTAGAACTGAATTACGCTATCAGCCAGTAGCGGGGCATGATGATTTACGTATACCGGCAAATATTGCAGGCTCAGCAGCTAACCCTAGTCAGGGTGGTGCGCCTACAAAGCCTGATACAACAGCTACTTAGAACACTTATTAAGGAGTAAGATGAATAAGAATAAAGTATTATTTATAAATAGTACTTTTACTAAACAGCTACCGACGGTAGGTGAAAACATAGAATCTCTTTATATCGAAGGTTACGCAAGTACTAACGATGTAGATAGATCAGACGATGTTATTCCTACAAGTGTTTGGGAAGCTGGAATTCAGAACTACCTAAAAAATCCTATTATATTAGCACAACATGACCATGATGACCCAATAGGTCGCATGGTAGATTATAGAATAGATTCAAAAGGTTTATGGATTAAGGCGAGAATTTCAGCAGCAGCTGAGATTTTCAATTTAGTAAAAGATGAAGTAGTAACCGCATTTAGTGTTGGATTCAGAGTTTTAGATGCTGAATATAATGCTGCAGCAGAAGTATTTGTTGTTAAGGGATTGGAATTGGTAGAAATATCAGTTGTATCAGTACCTTGTAATCAAAATACTCTTTTTAGTTTGTCTAAAGCATTTTCAGATGCTGATGAGTACAAAGAATTTAAATCGCAGTTTGCACCCAAAAGCGAATCAGCTAAAGGGCTAGAAACCTCAACGGAAGCAGACAGCAAATCACAGAAGGAAGTCGAAATGACCCAAGACGAAATTAAACAAATGGTAGCTGAAGCTACTGCTAAAGCACTAGCTGAACAAGCTGCTGCAAAATCCCTTGCTGATGCTCAAGAAGCTGAAGTGCAAGCACGCATCAAGGCAGCTGTAGCCATGGCTACTCCTACTGAAACTGGTGCAGAGAAACTATTGGCTGAAGTTGAAAAGCGTTTCGCTGAACAAGCTTCTAGCACGAAATCAGTTCTAGAAGGCCTAACCGCTGCTCTAGCTGAAAAATCTGCTGAAATCGAAGCTATCCAAAAGTCAAAAATGACTTTCAGCAACGAAAAGCAAGGTGAAGCTTCTTATGCAGATAAAGAGAAAGCCGTTCTATTGGCTACTATCACTGGTAAGTCAATGCAAGATACCAAATTTGGTCGTCAATTGATGGAAAAAACTGGTGCTCACCTACCTTCAGCTACATGGGAACTTGAAGTTTCTATGGCTATGGAAGCTGAGGTTCGTCGTAAGCTGATTGTTGCTCCATTGCTACGTAATGTTACAATGCAGACCAATGTTATGACTATTCCTGTAAATCCAGAAGCTGGATATGCAACATGGGTAACTAACGCTCAGTTTGGCTCTTCTAGTAGTGCTGGTAGCAATGCTACTCATCAGTTGAAAGAAATCACTCTTAATGCTTATAAAGTTGCTACCAACGAATATATGGCATATGAAGAGGAAGAAGATAGCTTGATCGCTCTAATGCCTATCGTACGTGACGCTATGGTTCGTCGTACTGCTAAAGCAATCGACAAAGCCTTCTTGTTAGGTGCTGGTTCTGGTTCTGACCCTGTAAAAGGTCTTGGCGTGTATGCTGGTGTTTCTGCTACTACTGGTGCAGTTGCAACTCCTATCACTGTTGCTAAAATGCGTTCGCTACGTAAAGATCTTGGCGCTCTTGGTCTTGATCCTAATGAAGTTACCTTCATTGTTAATACCGACGTATATTACAACTTGCTAGAAGATACCACATTCCAGACAATGAACCAAGTTGGTGTACAAGCTACATTGCTAACTGGTCAAATTGGTCAAATCGGTAACAGCCCAGTTCTAGTTTCTGCAGAACTACCATCTTCAACAAGTGGTACTAACCTTGCAGCTACTACTAGCAACATTGGTGCTATCGCTGTTTATACGCCTAACTTCATCGTTGGTAACCAACGTGGTCTGCGTATGGATACACAAGAGTTAGTGGAAACACAACGTCGTGTATTAGTTGCCAGCCTGCGTACAGGTATGACACAAATCGCAACAAACCTAGGTGCTGGTGTTTCAGCTCTTCGTTTCACTTCTTAATTTTTAAGAGTAAAGATGGGACTTCGGTCCCGTCTTTTACATACTCTGCGAGCAGGGTATGTAAAAGATAAAGGAATAATTATGGCAATTTCATTACCATTAGTTACAAGAGCAGAATATAAGGCCTATATGGGCATCTCTAGTACTACTAGTGATTCTGCTATTGATAACCTGATACCTAAGGTGTCTGATCTAGTAAAAACAATTTGTCGCAGATCGTTTATTGATTATGTAAATGACCCTAAAGTTGACTATAGTGAAGGCGGCACCGAGGCAATACAATTAGATGAGTACCCTGTACAATCTATTCTAAGTTTAGAATATTCAGCCGATTACGGTAATAATTATACTAGTTTAGTCGAATACACAGATTTCGTGTTATCAAAGGCAACAAATAGTTTAAGACCTATTTTAACAAAAACATTTCCAGAAGCTATCAATGGCTACAGAGTAACATATACTGCGGGTTACGACAGTATACCAGCTGACTTAAAATTAGTAACTTTGGATATTATCGCCTACTACCTAAAGAATGACTCTGCAGTCCACACGCATAAGAATGTTAACCCTAATTCTATGCAAATTGAGTATTTAAGTAATACTCACTTTCCTGCTCATATTAAACGTATACTAGATCTATATACTGCGAGTTATAATTAATTATGAGTATAGAGGCATTTAGTTCTGCAGTTAAAAGCAAGATATATAAAGATTGGCTAAAAAAGTTAGATAAAAATATTGTAACTAATACAGTAGATTCACTGAGATCAAGTCAACAGATTGCCTCAAAGACTTCTTTTTATATTACTAAAAAGACAGTTAAAGATATGTATAAAACCGTAACTGGTTTAATTATGGAAGATTATGAGGCAGATATTTTTCTTAGAGAACTAGCTAAACCAGGGGCGGGTAGTTCCGGTATATCAGGAGTTTTTCTAAACGTTGCTGGCTCTAGTGCTGTAAAGTTTGAGTCCATAGGATTTGATACTATATCTACTAAATTAGTATCACTATTTGATAGCTATCATGAAGTTCAAGAAGCATATCATAGAGCCGAAGATGACTATGTAAGATTGCAAAAGCAAGCTCTGAATGCTGAGCCTGGTCTTAGAGGTAGTGAAAAGCAAAAACTAATTGACACTATTGAAAAAGAGGGAAAAAGACAAGGTTCTTTTGGATACTTTTTTAATAAAGGGCACGTAGTAAGTCTTGCAACAAATTTAGCTAAGCAATTCAGGGATCAGTTAAATAAGGCTGATGAATTAGCAGAAAAACAAAGAAATTTATTAATTGGTGTGCTAGATTCTTATATTAATAAATTGCAAGCAGATGACTTAGCCTCCGCAAATCTTCCCAATGCAATAGATCAAGAAATATATGCTAGCTATATTAAATCAAGTGATAAATACTTAGTTGAAATACAGTTTAGTACAACAAATATAGAGTCTGGCAGGGCAAGTGCTGCAGCAGTTACAGAACTTAGAAAATTATTTAATCTAACTGATAAAGACGCTAAGGATATATTAAAAAGTCCTACCAGTATGCTTCAGACCTTGATAAATACGCCGGGGTCTCCATCTTATATAGATTTAATTGCAAAAGATTTAACAAATATACTACAAGGCAAGCCTAAATCTAAAGTAGAGTACGCAGTAAAACAAGCCTTAGTAGCTAAGAAAACTACTAAAATACAGAAACCTAAAAGTAATACTGAAGAAATTAATAAGTTAAAAGCTGCTAAAAGTAAATTAAAGGCAGTTAAAAAAGATAGTTCTAAAATAGTGGAACAAACTCAGGTAACTTATTCACTAGCCAGTTTACAGGCTCTACTTAATACACATTTGCAAGATGTAATATCTGCAAATATGGGTTCAGGAAGTTCCAGAGATATTCTTAACTACAGAACCGGACGCTTCGCAGCGTCAGCTAAAGTAGAGCGCATGAGCCAAAGCCGAGAGGGTATGATTACAGCTTTTTATAGCTATATGAAGAATCCTTATCAAACATTTGAACCTGGCTATCGCCAAGGTTTTCCAAAATCTAGAGACCCTAAACTGCTGATTGCAAAATCAATTAGAGATATTGCAGAATCCAAAGTAGCTAATAGAATGAGGGCAGTTGTAGTATGAGTCGTAGAACATCGATTTTAAAAGCTATCGTAGAAAAGCTTAAACTTATAAATGGAAATCCTCCTTATAATATAGACCTATTTTCTAACGCATACCCAATCTTAAAATTTTGGGATGAGGTTAACGATTTCCCTTGTGTGTATGCTTGTTCTGGTTCCGAAACCCGAGAGTACCTTCCTGCAGGATTTGCCTGGGCTTACCTAGGTATAACACTTAAAATGTACTGTAAAGGTGAGGACGCCCAAGATCAGCTAGAAAAACTTCTAGAGGATGTGGAAAATATTATTGATAGTAATCGTGTTTTAGTTTATGACACGACCAACAATTACGAAACTACTGAAATTTTGGTAGTTTCAATAACAACTGATGAAGGGCTATTGGCCCCTTATGCCATAGGTGAAATGAACCTACAGGTTAGATATCAGATGATGTAACCCGTATCAGCGGTATGAGCACAGATAAATATCTAGTAGATTACCAGAGATACTAAATAAAAGGAAAATAAGATGGCATTAAATCTAGTACGTAATAGTAGAGTATTCTTTACTTCAAACGTTAACTCTTCAACCGGTGTAATTCAAAGTACTGGTTTTACAACTGCAAATACCCAAGAAATTCAAGTTCTTGATGGATTTACATTCTCACAAAATACAAACGCAGACGTTATTACAATTTCAGAAGCTGGTGTTGCTCCTGTTCGTGGTCAACGTTCTTTTAACACAAGCTTAGCTCCTGTAGACTTCTCATTCTCTACATATGTGCGTCCTTACAATGCAACAACCTCCATTACTGCTGAAGAGTCAGTACTGTGGAACGCAATGTTTAGCGCGAATGCTATTAGTACTGCTAATACTATCACCCTAGGTGGTACAGTCTCTAGCGCAACGTACGCATTTAGTAACGGTAATGGTACAATAACTATCACTGGTACATCAATGACCTATGCAGGTTTAGCAGTAGGTGACTGGGTTGTAATTAGTGGTTTAACAGGTACAACGGATCTTACTGTTGTAAATAGTGCAGCCCAAGTAACAACTCTAACTGCATCGTCTATTACGCTTGACCTAGCAACTCCAAAAGCTGCAGGTGCTGCTATTACTGGTATTACTATCGGTACAGTTAAATTCTATAAATCGGCATGGGCTCCAGTAGCCTCTACATGGTCTACAGTTACAACAGCTGGTTCGAACGTAAACCAGTTACAAAAATTCGGTATGTTGTTTGCTGTTGATAATGTTGTGTATCAGGTAGATAACTGCGCTATGAATCAGGTAACAATTGACTTTGGTCTAGATGCCATTGCTACTTTAGCATGGACTGGTCAAGCAACTGCACTTACAGAATCTGCTATTACACTAGCTACAATTACTGCTGGTTCAGCTGCTAAAAATACTTCAGCACCATTTATTACTAATAAATTAAGCACTGTTGCATTTAATACTCTTAATGCTCTTGGTTCTGCAGCTGCTGCCTCTTATACAATGGCACTAACAGGTGGGTCAGTAACAATTAATAATAACATTAGTTATGTTACACCTGCTAACCTTGGTGTTGTTAATGTACCAGCAGTTTACTATACAGGTACACGTTCTATCACTGGTACAATCAATGCATACTTAAAAACAGGTACTGGTGTAGGTAGTACAGGTCAGTTATTAAAGGACATGCTTGCAGCTGCTTCTGCTTCTGTTGAACCTATGGCTGCTCTAACTATTGCAGTTGGTGGTGCCTCTAATGGTAATAGAATAGAGCTGAATATGCCTTCAGTTACGTTTAGCGTACCAACAGTTGATGTTCAGGCAGTTGTTTCAACGGCTATTAACTTCACTGCTGAAGGTTATGTACCGTCAGCAACAGCGAATGGTAATACTTTTGCTCTTGATGAAACAAATGATTTAACAGTTCGTTACTACGCAGCTTAATATTTTCTTGGTAGGGGGTTGATCTCCCCTACCTCTTTTTCTCGTCTCACAATAATAAAAGGACAATTTAAATGGCAACACAAAATGCAGCCCTAAGCCTTAAATCACTATTAGTACCATCAAAAACGGTCGAAGTAGATTATCCAGGTTTAAATGGCTTCAAAGTTAACGTGGTATTTCTTTCTCGCGAAACCTTAGTAGGTATTCGTAAGAAGGCTACTAAAACGACTTATAAGAACCGTCAACCAGTTGAAGAACTTGATGACAAATTATTCTTACAACTATACGTTAACGCATGTATTAAAGGATGGTCTGGTCTTAAGCTTTCTTACTTAGAAGAACTTGCGCCAGTTGATTTAACGGGGCAAGATATGGAATCTGATCTTCCATATGACCAAGATAACGCATTATTCTTAATGCAAGCATCTGCCAATTTTGATGCTTTTATATCTGAGACTGTAACTGAGCTATCAAATTTCACGAAGACCAGTACGTCGAATTAAACCGGCAATTAGAATCCTACTTTGCAAATAGCGTTGTTTCAATGACTAAGGAAGCTTACTTTGAAATGTGCGAAGCAATGGGTACTGAACCTTTAGATGAAGAAATCCCGATAGAATTTGAAGACTTCTGTTTGGATGTTCAAGAAGCTTTAGGTATTTACCAAAAGCTACGAGATGAGTGGGATACTATGAACGGGATATATATGGG